ATTAACCCATCAAATAATACTTAATCAATCCCCCAAAAAACGACCGTATAAGCTAACCCCCTTTCCCCCTCCCCTATAGGGGGTAGGGGGTGGGCGGGGGTTGGGCGCCCTACTTTACCTGCAAACCCCCTGACACCCCCAGGGGGTCAGAGGGGGCAAAAGGGGGTTAACCTTTCGCATTCGACAGCATCAACATCGCATTAGTTTGTGTCGGATTAACGAAAATCCAGCCATGCTCAAAGGGTCGCATTACCCCCGCGTTAAGCATTGGCATGATTAACCCGTCCTTGCGCCCTGGGGCCACTTTGTTCTCGGCAGTGCGCTGTGAGTTACCATCGGCCACGATTACGTCCATCAATGCACTTCTGCTCAGGTATGGGCAATTGTTGCGCATCTCAGAGCCCGAAGCGATCCAAGCACGCTCCAAAAGTTGCACATTTTGATCGTGTTTGGTAAGGGGTTTGTGGGGGTTTTGGGTTTGTGAATCTTCGTCGGGGACCGCCACGCAAGTGGTGGCCGGTTTGCCGAATTTGGTGCGTCCCATCTCAATGACGTGCAATTTAAAGTAAATTGCCTCGCCTTTGCTGGGCAACTCTCGCTGCTTGGTGACGGTTACTGAGCGCACGCCATCCTTTTCGGTTACTTCGATCTCAGTATCAATGTGGGCGCGGATACCGGACCAGCCGCGGGACCCTTTGGCTGCATCCTTGCCATTGTGATGAATAATCATTATGCAAGCCCTTGTTGCGGCCGCCACGACGTCAAAACGGGACATTACGGGTCCCATATCCTCCCCACTGTTTTCGTTTGCTCCTGCGCTTATTCTTGCTAAGGTGTCGGGAATGATCAGGCGAACGGACTGGCCTTTAATTTCCTCTATTTTTCGGACCAACTCAATGACGTCGTTTGCGTCGCCATCGCCCTGATAAAAATTAACGGGTGCCTGAACAATAACTAAATTTTCTAAATTGTCGCTGTAATGCTTTTTAATGGCCTGAACGCGGGACCGGATGCTGGTGGGGGATTCACTTGCCAGATAGACGACTAAGCCTGGGTCCGTCTTTCGACCGTAGCAAGTGGTGCCCATAGCCACTGATGCCGCAACGGACAGAGCCCAAAAGGTTTTGCCTGAGTTGCTGTCGCCATACACCACCACTGAGCTGCCGATAGTGATCAACCCCTCAACTAATTCGTCGGGTGCTTCGTAATCGATGCCGAGCTCATCGCCAAAAATGGCGTTTAACTTTTCAATGACGTTGTCATCTTTGGTTATTAAATTTTGTGCTGCGGCGTCGCCAAGGGCGCTAGACGCACCGACATCATGCGCGGGCTCATACCTTGCTATGCTCTCGGCAATGCGCTTGACATCAGACAAGGGAAGCGGGATATCGCAGCGCTCGGCGTTAGCGGTCATAATGGCCGCATATATCTCGCTTGCTGAAAAGCCACTACGACGCATAGAGCCAGCCATTGATGCCAAGCCGGCATTGCGATTGCCGGTGATCAACTCCCCATCAGTCGCAGTGACAATCACTTTTCGCACCGCCATTGCTGCAAGCCACGACTCTGGAATGACGAAAGGACAAATACCGTCGGTCGGGTCGCTAGACTCCTCCCATACGTATTCACGATCATTTACGTTTGACGGTGCAACCACAAAGTACCGACCATTGGCCAAAAAATCAACGCCAGGGCGCAACTCGCAACTTTTTAAACCATCGCGCCATTGGGCAATGTGGTGCTCACCACCACCGGCGGTAAGTTGGCATATGCCATCGGGCACACCGCCATGCTCGGTTGTGAAATCGTCCCACGATTCGCTGCCACCATTGCGTGGGTCAATGTCAAACACAACAATACCGGACTTTTCACCAGCGGCAATCCCGATGTTGTAATTCGGGTTTTGTGCCCACCACGCACGTATTTTGTCTAAATCGGTGGTCGCATCATGCACGCCATGAGCCGAGGCTGGGCGCTTATCGTTTGGGACTAATGGCAAAACGTGCCAACCCCATGAGGCATAAGTAAGGGCTGCCTCTAACTTCGTAATTATTGTCATAGGGGTGCTCATGATTGGGGTTCAAAATACTCGGACAATTTTTTAATCACTTCGTAAGAAGGATTCTTATTTGTGCCGTTTTTGATGTTCAACAGAGTGTTGTAATGCACTCCGGCAAGTTCCGCAACAATAGGCACCGACCTATCATGCATCAACTCGCGTATCTGCTCAATTGATAACATTTTTGCCCTTTTGTTAAATATTTAAATTTTGTTGTTGACACAATAACATTAATCATGCAATAATTCAATCAATCGCTAAACGGATACCCCAAACAGCGATCACTAAGGAGAGCCAAATGGCTATCAATCTACGCAGTACCAAAGGTTTGCACGCTAACGGCGTGAAGTTACTTGTATACGGCAATGCCGGTTCGGGCAAGACGTCCCTGATCCCAACGCTACCAAACCCTGTTGTGTTTTCGGCTGAAGGCGGTTTGCTGTCGATCGCTGATGCTGATGTGCCTTTTGTTGAGGTGTCATCTTACGACACGCTGATGGAAGCGTACAAGTGGGTAACTGGCTCGGACGAAGCAAAGCATTTTGAGTCGATTGCTTTGGATTCAATCAGTGAGATTGCAGAGGTCGTATTGAACCATGAGAAGAAAATTGCTAAGGACCCTCGCCAAGCTTACGGCGCTATGCAAGAACAGATGTCCGATATCATTCGTGCGTTTCGTGACATTCCTAACAAGCACGTTTACTTTACCGCCAAGTGCGAGAAAGCTACGGACGAAACTGGCCGCATTTTGTATGCGCCTTCTATGCCTGGCAACAAGACGGGTCAGCAACTTCCTTATTTCTTTGATGAGGTGCTTGCACTCCGTGTTGAGAAAGACGCTGAGGGCGTCGCACAACGTGCGCTGATGTGTGATTCGGACGGTATCTGGCAAGCCAAGGATCGCTCGGGCAAGCTTGGCGCTTGGGAAGCACCGGACTTGGGTGCCATCATTGCTAAGATTGGGGGTTGATCATGAGCCTATACCAACAATGGATCGACGCTAAAGAAGCTGAGAAGGCCGCTATTGACCTACGTCGCGCACTTGAAGACGAACTGGTTATGGAGCTTGGTATTGCCAAGACCTTAGACGGCACTCAGAACATCGAGGCCGACGGCTACAAGATCAAGGTCGTGGGGCGCTTAGACCGCAAAGTCAATAGCGACAAACTCCAAGACTTGGCCGCAGAGCATGGTTTGACGCAGCACTTGTCTAGCCTGTTCCGGTGGAAGCCTGAAGTCAATGCTTCGGCATGGAAGTCAGCAGACACACTTATTACCGCACCACTGCAAGACGCAATAACGACCACCAACGGTCGCCCATCTTTTACCATCACTAAGGAATAAACATCATGGCACAACTTCTTGAAACCTTTAGCGTGGATGCGCTGCCCCAATCAACCAACAATTACGAACCATTGCCACCAGGCTGGTACACCGCAATTGTCAACGGTGCGGAAATCAAAAACACCAAGGCCGGCACTGGCCAATATATTGCGGTGCGTTACGACATCACAGGACCTACGCACCAAGGGCGTGTGGTGTTTGGCAATCTCAACATCAAGAACCCCAACCCTAAGGCCGAGGAGATCGGTCGTCAGCAGTTGGGTGAGCTTATGCGAGCTATTGGCTTGACAACAGTGCAGGATACTGATCAATTGATCGGTGGTCATTTGATGATTAAGTTGGATGTGCGCGAGTCTGAGCAATATGGCGCATCAAATGATGTGAAAGGCTACAAAGCTAACGGTGCTGCACCATCAGCAACGAAAGCACCTGCGCCCGTAGCTACAAGCAGCAAAGCATCCCCACCTTGGGTTAAAAAATAAGGAGCTCACCATGATTACGCTTACCTTTACGATTGAAGAAGCAAACGCAATTATTGGCATGCTTGGTCGTCAACCCTATGAGCAAGTAGAAGGGTTGATCGCTAAGATTCGCGAGCAAGCAATTCCGCAATTGCCAAAAGCAGAAGAGTAAAAAGCAGGGGTGGTTAGCCAAGCGTTCAAGGATGTCGTAAGTGTGTAATTTTCTTGGCTTCTCGCACACAGCTAATAACGACCAAATTGACACCCCGCCCAAAAAAAATGCCCCTGAACATAAGTTCGGGGGCAAAAAAAACTAAGGAGAGGTACCATGAAGATACCGGAATCAGAATACACCATTAGCGCATTGATTGACAAGCACCATGAGTCAATTCAAAGCGAGCCACGCCCCCATATGGGTGCGTCAATACTTGGGCATCCCTGCGATCGGTGGTTATGGTTGTCTTTTCGGATGGCCGTGGTAGAGAAGTTCCCAGGGCGTATTCTGCGCCTGTTTAGGCGTGGCCAAAACGAAGAAGCACAGGTCGTGTCAGACTTGCGCGCCATTGGACTGAACGTGCAAAAGACAGGCACAAATCAGGCACGGGTAGACTTTGGATGCCATGTGTCAGGCAGCATTGACGGCATCATTGAGTTTGGCGTGCCCGAGGCGCCCAAGACACCCCATGTGCTGGAAATCAAAACACACGGGAAGAAATCATTTGATGATTTAGAGAAGAATGGCGTTGAGAAGTCTAAGCCCATGCACTATGTGCAGATGCAGATGTACATGGCTGGGGTTAAAGCAGACAGAGCATTGTACGTTGCAGTGTGCAAGGATGATGACCGCATCCACACTGAGCGGGTAAAGCTAGACAAGGTTGTGGCGCAAGATTTTATTGACCGTGGGCACAGGCTAGTCAAGTCTGAGCGTATGCCACCACCATTGTCTACCGACCCAACATGGTTTGAGTGCCGTTTCTGTGCGGCGCACGAATTTTGTCATAAAACGCAGCTAATAAAAGAAGTTAACTGCCGCACCTGCGCCAACAGCACAGCTAAAGATGACGGCACTTGGCACTGTGAACAGTACGATGTTGCGTTGGACTTTGAAAACCAAAAGGCTGGATGCGAAGCGCACGTTTTACACCCCGACTTGGTGCCGTGGCCACACAAGGTCAAGGACAATGTAATTACTTGGATTACACCCGATGGCGACATTAAAAACGGCGTAAGCGACTGGGAAACCTTTACAAGCCGTGAGATTGTGGCCAATCCCACTGCGTGTGCCAGTGGCGACCGTTTTGTAGAAGATATGCGTGAGAACTTTGGTGCGAAGGTGGTGGGATGAGATATTTATCAGTATGTTCAGGAATAGAAGCAGCAACTGTTGCTTGGCATGATTTGGGTTGGCAGCCTGTTGCTTTTTCAGAGATTGAGCCATTTCCCTCTGCGGTTTTGGCGCATCATTATCCAAATGTCCCCAATCTTGGTGACATGACTAAATTTAAGGAGTGGGACATTGGAACAATTGACCTTCTTGTCGGCGGAACCCCCTGCCAATCATTCAGCGTTGCAGGACTTAGGAAAGGTCTTGAAGACCCCCGTGGAAACCTTGCCCTTACCTATGTTGGAATTCTTGATAAGTTTAGACCCAAGTGGTTTGTTTGGGAAAACGTGCCTGGTGTCCTCAGTAGTGGATCAGGACGGGACTTTGGTTCCTTCCTCGGGGCGGTGGGGAAAATCGGGTATGGGTTCGCCTATCGGGTGCTTGACGCTCAATACTTTGGAGTGGCCCAGCGACGCCGTCGTGTGTTCGTTGTCGGATGTCTTGGAGACTGGCGCAGTGCAGCCGAGATTCTTTTTGAGTCCCACAGCCTGTCAGGGAATCCTGCGCCGAGCAGAGAAAAGGGGCAAGCGGTTGCCGGAACAATTGCAGCGCGCTTTGGAATCAGTCGCAACAACCACGAAGAGTGTGTAGCGCACGTTGCGCCTACCGTTACTGGTGGCGCTCCATTCAGTCGCACAGGCAACGAACGAGTTGAGTGCGACGCCATAATTCCAGTTTCTGATCCTGCATATTGTCTTGAAACCACTTGTAATGATTACAGCCGAGCAGATGGCTTCAATATGATTGCACAGCCAATCCCCATTCACGATCAGGCCACACGCCACGCAGGTAAGCACGGCGATAAGCAGGATGGCAAGGGCAATGGACTGGGGATAGGTGAGCCCGGAGCGCCGATGAACACGCTGACCAAGGGGGATCGCCATGCGGTGGCGCATGCCATACCTCTTGACCTACGCAATGCGGGTCGTGATCCAGAGAAGTATGACGCAATCAACCGACAAGGCGTGGGGGTCGGTGAGGCGGGTGATCCTGCGCACACTATTACGTCTGCTTTTGTGCATGGAGTGGCGCATCCAATTGCCTTTAATCCTGTAAGTGCCACTCTTAAAGGCGGCTCTGGCGAACGCGGTTACCCTGACCCGTCAGATGGAAATGGACATAGTTTGGTGGCGCATCCTACTGTGCTCATGGATCAGGGCGGTAGCGTCATGAGCGTAATGGAGGACGGGACGGTGGGCACACTTAGGCGTGAGACGCATGGGCATGAACCTGTGGTGATGCAGCCCATTGCTTTTACGACGGAACAAACGCCGAAATTTAATGAAAACCAAGCCCTAACATTAACAAAATCAGAGGCAAAACATAATCAATCTGTTTTAACGGAAATGGCCGTACGCCGTCTTACCCCTGTGGAGTGCGAGCGCTTGCAGGGCTTTCCTGACGGATACACCAACATCCCTTGGCGCAAGAAAGACGAATCGCCAGACGGGCCACGATATAAATCGCTTGGCAATTCTATGGCTGTGCCTGTGATGGCGTGGATTGGCAAAAGGATTGCTAATGCTTCGTGATTACCAACAGCGCACTATTGACCAGTTATACGCTTGGTTTAACAAGACCCCAACTGGTAACCCGTGCCTGGTGCTCCCCACTGGGTCTGGGAAGAGTCACATCGTGGCGGCGCTGTGTAAGGACGCGCTGCAATCTTGGCCAAAAACAAAAATTTTGATGTTGACGCATGTTAAGGAGTTAATTGTTCAGAATGCGGAGAAAATGCGGCTTCATTGGAAAGGCGCGCCTTTGGGTATTTATAGCGCAGGGATCGGCAAGCGTCAATTGGGTGAGCCAATTACTTTTGCCGGCATTCAATCGGTTAGGACTAAGGCAACACTGTTAGGGCACATTGATCTGGTGATTGTGGACGAGTGTCACCTAGTGAGCCACAAAGAAGAGGGTGGGTACCGAACGCTTTTAAACGACCTACAAACGATCAATCCCAGTCTTAGGGTGGTAGGGTTGACCGCCACGCCTTATCGCCTTGGGCACGGTTTAATCACGGATAAGCCAGCATTGTTTGATGCGCTGATCAGTCCGGTGAGTATTGAGGAATTGGTAAAGAAGGGGCACTTAGCAACGCTGCGTAGCAAATTGACAGCCGAGCGCTTGGATGTAAGTGGGGTACATAAGCGTGGTGGCGAGTACATTGAGTCCGAGTTGCAAGCCGCGGTGGACAACAAAGACAAGAACATTGCGGTGGTGCGTGAGGTCATTAAACTTGCCGCTAAAAGAAAAGCCTGGTTGTTCTTTTGCGCTGGCGTTAAACACGCGCAGCACGTTTGCCAAGAATTAATTAACCAAGGTGTAAGCGCTGCGTGCGTGACGGGTGATACGCCAAAAGGCGAACGCGATAGGATTTTGACTGAGTTTAAGGCTGGGCGGATCCGTGCATTGACTAACGCCAACGTGCTGACTACGGGTTTTGACTACCCCGACATTGACTTGATTGCTATGCTGCGCCCGACCATGAGTGCGTCGCTTTACGTGCAAATGGCAGGGCGCGGTATGCGCCCCAAAAGCCACACCGATCATTGCTTGGTTTTAGACTTTGCCGGTGTGGTCGAAACTCATGGCCCGATTACCAACGTGCAACCACCAAAGAAAGGTGGGTCGGGTGAGGGCGAGGCGCCTGTCAAAGTGTGCGATGAATGCCATGAGATTGTGCATATCTCTGCCAAAGTTTGTTCGAACTGCGGCCATGAGTTCCCACCACCGGCGGAAAAGAAACTAGTGCTGCGCCATGACGACATTATGGGTGTAGAAGGCATGGACATGCTTGTGACCGATTGGCATTGGCGCAAGCACATAAGCCGAGCCAGTGGGAACGAGATGATTGCGTTGACGTATTACGGCGGGCTAACGGACCCGCCAATCACAGAATACTTGCCGGTGCTTAATCAAAGCTTTGCGGGCAACAAAGCTATTCAATTGTTGCATGACATTGCAAGGCAATCTGAAGCAATATTGTCTGGCATTGATCAGGCGGCAGTGCCGTTGATTTACTTAGTTGCACAAATGAATAAATCAAAGTCACCTAAGTTAATTTCTTACAAACGCGATGGCAAATTCTATAAGGTGGTGAAGAGATTATGGTGATTTCAGAGCACTTAGAACAAGCTCATCTTATTATGTGGTTTCGTAGAACATATCCGGATACATTAATTTTTGCCATACCCAACGGTGGGTTGCGGTCCAAGACCCAGGCTATGAAGCTAAAGGTTGAGGGCGTTGTGCCTGGCATCCCTGACTTGTTTGTGCCGGCATGGAAGCTGTGGATTGAGATGAAGAAAGTTAAGGGTGGCAAGATATCGCCTGAACAACAAGCTATGATAGATTATTTACAAAGTGTTGGATATTCTGTTATTGTGGGTCTTGGTGCTGAGGATGCCAAGGCACAAATAATGGAGAACCGCAATGCTAGAACCTAAAGATCGATTCGTAACAATCAGAATGCCAATTGAGTTGTTCAAAATAATTAAAGAGCAAGCCGACAGCCAGACCCGCTCGATAAGCCGGCAAGTTATTCACTTGGTTAAAGTTGCGTTGGAGAAAAAATGACCGACCGAATCGAAGAAATATTTGATCAAGTGATGGATGAGGATTGTTCCGAGCCATTGCGTCGCTTTGCCGAGCTTGTGGCCGCTGATGAAAAAAGTAAGTTTTGCACGTTCTTAATGCAATTGCATAAGCAGTACAAACACCAGCACAATCATTTCCATGTTGCTGCGGTCAATATGTGGGAGCAGGCCTGTGGCGGGCGCTGCAATGCTGAAAACAACCCTTGCGAGTACAAAGAAGCCGCAATTAAGTTAGAAAAACAAACCCCCGTCGCTTGGCGCAAAAAGGTTAACGGCGTCTGGCATTACTTTGACGAATCAACCCCTTTCCCTTTTGACGATTGTGAGCCATTATATGAAAAATATTGAGACACTCGCCGACATCGTACGCGAACAACAAGCGCGTGATTACGCTCAAGGCTACGCGTACCCGATTAAAGGCGTAGAAGCCATACTAGAGGAGCGCGGCCGGCGCTACGGTCTGTTTAAGGACCACGCGATGATCGCGCAAACGATAAAAGACATGATGAAACAAGAAGAAGGATGGGCGCGGCTCGCCCCCGATCAGAAAGAAGCGCTTGAGATGATCGTGCATAAGATTGCGCGCATCTTGAACGGCGATCCTAATTACGCCGACTCTTGGGTTGACATTGCGGGCTATGCTAAATTGGTCGCAGACCGATTGGAGGGGGTTGTGCGATGAATATATTTAAGTTTTTTGCCCAAAAGTCTAAAGATCCGGAGGACAAAATTTGTAGGTGCGAGCACATCGTATGGTGTGATATTAACGACAAATGTATGAAGGAGAAAAAAGATGAACGAACAGAAACTACCTTGCCCACTGATCGACGATCCTAAGTGGGTGTATGTACCGGCCGCATCCACCGACGTGGCCAGAACATGGGCTAAGTTTGGTTGGACTCCGCCATCCCAAGCGCGGCAGTCCTGACGTGCTTGACCATCCCGCTTAAAAAACGGGGTGGTTTACCCAAGCATAGATGTTGCTTTAACTTTAACGGCCGCAACCCTGTTTAGCCAGCCTTTACCGAATGTCTCAAAAGTATTCAGACTGCGGTAAAAATCTTCTTTGGCTTGACTAAACTTTTCAATTAGCTCGGCTTCAGGAATGGCGTTGACCGCAGCTAGGGTCATGGGTCCAATTCCGCCATCAGGGGTAGCACCTACGGCAGTCTGTAGAATCTTTGCGCTGCGCCCAACACCAGCGTTGACAGCAAAATCAAACACCAAGTAATCAATGCCGGACGGCAAATCGTCGCACTTACACGCATCCCAGAACTTGCGCTTGTAGAGCGGCTCGACCATCTCAGGAGTCAGGCTACGCATCTCTTTCTCGTTAGACTCACGCCCGACCCACTCTTCCCAGACACGCTTTGTGACGCCAAGGTTGGTCATGCCGCCTGGATCAGACGGGTGGTTAACGTAGCCGCCTTCCGATGCCAACATCATCTTAAAAGCGCTGTCCCAATTACTTTGCATTTTTAATCTCCGCTTCAGTGACTTTTTCTTTAGTTTTCATATCAATAATCTTTTCCAACGTCCTGCCACCGAAATAGAAAGACATAATTAGCATACCCCACTGACCGAGCAGTTCGACGTACGCTTTGTTTGTCTCCATATCAAACGCGCTCATCATGGCAAAGGTAAAATAGCCTGACAGAATCGCTATAAGCGTCATGGGGCGAATGTTCTTGGAGAGCCATGAGTCGGACTTCATGTCGTTCTCTTGGCGCTTGGTTAGCTCACCCTGCTCTTGCATGTCGGCTTGCATCTTGGCAAGTTCGCCATTTTGCTGCATCTGCATAAGCTCTAGCTGAGCCTTTGCTTTTTGTTCTGGATCGGGAAAGAACTTGTCTAGCACCTTCATGCCGATGCCAAGGATATCCATTATCGGTAACATATTAGAACCTCACGCCTGAAAACCATGCTTTAGTTGCTGTCCACTTGGCATTACACCAAACCTTAAATGCTTCCCATTTTGCTTTCATTTGTCCATCTCCGATGCGGCTAATATCATTCGGGTCTTAACGGATATTAAGTCCCGTGGCTCAGACTTAAAGCCTACAGCAACATAACCAGCAAACTTACCGATTTCATTAGGTATCGAAGCCCTGCACATGTAAGTAACACCCATCAACTTTGCCCACTCACCAACGGGGCTAGACGATTCAAACGGTTTACACGCTACTTCGTTGTTCAACATTGACACTACATCTGCATTGCGCTCAGGGCTGGCGGCAAAGAGGCTAACTGTTAAACCTTCAAGCTTGTGGTTGCGCTCACCGTTCGCAATAGCTAATACCGTTGTGCGTGAGTTTGTTGCAAGATTCACCTTGTTAATAACAATTCCGACAGCGCTTACCTCTTTGACCAAAGCGTTTGCCAGTGGAAGTAATTGGTCATGATCCTTGATCTGCGGCATCGAGTTGTTGGACTTAATCGCAGCCAAGATGACCTGACGGCTGTCCCATGCAAAGTATCCGGTGAAAGCAATTGTAGACAGCAGGATGACCGAAACAAGTTTAAAAGGATTGTCTACCCACTTGATCAGGTCAAGAATCTTATCTGTTGTGTCGCGCGGCGCTGCTTTTCTAGCCCTTGTTGCGGGCCTTCTAGCGGTGGCCATTACTTGTCCATTTTATTGTCAAGCTTGTCAAAAATTTTGCCAAGCATGGTTTTAATTTCGGCGATGTCGCGATGGTACTCGTCTTTGCTAATGTAGACCATCGGCATCTTACGCACGTCGTTATCCAAGCGATCAATCGCTTTAGTGATGTTGTTCAGCACCCAGCCACCGAAGAACGACGCCAAGCCAATTGCAATGTTAAAAAACATTTGTGAATCCATTACGGCCTCAACGCGTTACGGTTGTAAAAAACTGAAGGGGCTAACGCATTAGGCGTTTCTTGCGTTACTGCTTCTTTAGCACCAGTACGAATTGCACGTTGCGCGGTTTTAGAACTAGCTGCCGTATCATAAATTACATTTAGCACTTTAAGGCGTTCATTTGCTGGCAATACGGACAACAATTCTTCTGCTGTTTTGGCTGTTTGCAGCGATTCGGTCAAAGTGTCCATAACTTTACGGCCCACTTTCCTTTCTATCGTGTCAAGCATCGCATTGGTTGCGGCAACTTTAAAGTTGATAAGCGAGGGTAGACGCAACATTTTCATGTTGTCAGACAACACATCGCGCAGCGCGTCACGACCTGTTGCAGCTTGATCCGATATGCGAATGTCACGCGTCATTTGTGACACAGCGTCATCTACCGCTGACATTTGTTGGGGCGTCAACACCTTGCTCAGATCGCCCGCTTCATAACGAGGAAAACCTGTAGACTTTTTAAGCAATGCTGTCTCACCACGACCTAAAGCGTTTAAGAACGGCATGACGCGCTCGCCACCACCAGGCTGATCAAGCACTTTTATCATGGCGTCTAAAACTTTAGACTGATTGACTGGACCCGATGCCTCTGAAAATAAATTACGAGCGGTTCCATAATCAGGAACGCGCGTTTCAAAACTAGTTATGAAATCATTTAAAACGCCCTTGGCCGCCGCTTGCGTATCGCGCCCAATTCCTTTTTGGGACGGCGGCGCGTTAGCTATATCGGACAACGCGCGTTTAATAAAGTGCATTGATTCGCCGGTAATCTCTGGGATTTCAGCGGATGTTTGTTTCATAATCGGATTGCCCGCGGCGTCAACTAGCCCTGTTGGCACTGATCCGGCGGGTTTGGCAGCGCCCATAATAAATGGACGGCCTTCCATTTTTGCTATGTCAGCGGCGGCTTTTAACGTGCCTTCTGGCATACGGTCAAAAATTGTTTTTAATTCGTCGTCAATTTTAACAACGGCTTTGTCAGCCGCTTCATAAAATGGGCGCGATATTTGATCACGCATTTTGATGCTTTCAACCAAATTCGGCGTAACGCTTTTAATGCCAACGCGTCGTGCAGCTTCTTGAGCTTCTTGCGTAGTATATTTTGACCCCGCAGCACTTACTGTGCGCCCGCTTACACGTTCAGCTAACGCTTGAAACGCGGGCTTATCAATACCTTCTAGCGCTTGTGCAGCAGTTACATCATCGCCCGCACGGGTAAGCATGTTGCGCACGGCTGGCGTATTTACGCCGCCTAATGTTTCCGTTAATATATTTTTTGCTTTAAGAGAGCTACGTTTACCAATATCAAATACTTTTGATGCGCCTTTAATTACTGGACCTGCAACACCCTCAAAAAATGCGCCTTCCGCTACGTTTTGCAATGGCTCAACAATTGTTTGCGCTGTTGTTCTTTGCGGTGTTCTACCAAGCAAATAATCAGCGCCTCTTAATATTTCTTTGCTGATGCCATACCCAAGACCCGCACCAGCAGCCGCACCAATTGGACCGCCCAAAGGCAATCCCAACACGCCGCCGCCGGCCGCTCCTAGCGCTTCAACCGTAGGGCCTAACATTTCTCTTGCACCAACAGCAGTTTTATAAAGGTTAGGGCTAGTTTCAGCCCATTCAGGCCTTGCAGATGGCATCCCCTCGCCTTTAACCTGAAGCGCAGCAGCGCGAGCTTTTGCAAGCGCTACGGCTTGTTGTTGCTCAATGGTCATTTCTGCCATAATTTTCTATCCTCAGCCGGCATATATTGCCAAAGTTTAGCAATTTCAGGAGAAACCCCTGGTGGCGGTGCGTCTGCTGCGTTTGCAGATTTTGGTGAACTTAATTCTGGAACTTCAAATTTTTCGCCAATGCCAAACATTGTGCTAATGTTGTTTAGCGCTTTTACGTTAGATTGAATAGAAACTTTTGGATCAGTTGCGGTCTTTAAATAAGTTTGCAATTCGACGTTAGAGTTAAGTTGCGTAGCTGACAAACCCGTTGCTTTCATAATTGCAGTTAACAGCAAAGGACGCGTTTGTTCAATAGTGTCCCTAAAGGATTGCGCTTCTGAACCAGTAAAGCTTCCCGCCAATTGACCAACACCGCTTGCGCCGGTTCTTGCTGCAATATTTTCGTCCATACTTCGACGAGTGTCGGTAATTCCACCTGACTTAACCAAATTACTATACTCAGAATGCAAAGTACCCAACACACGGTTAACAGATTCTTTGCCTTCTTTTGCAATAACTGTTTTTTCAAGCGCTTTTTCAGCGCCTGGTGTTGCGGGTGTCATCCCGACAGCTTGTTCTGGCGGCACAAGCGTAACTACGCCATCTTTAATAACAGCAACAGGTTGGCGGATTGTTTGCTTAGGTTTAATAATAGTTGGCTGTGCAGCTGCTGCGGCTGTTTGTGCAGCAGCGTTGGCCACCGTAGGTCCTGCTTGATTAGGTGAACCGCCCGTAAAAGCATTAAGATTTGTCGCAGTAGGTTGCGTTGTCATAAGCAAACCGTTAGCGGGCGCGGCACCCGCAGCGGGGGTTTGCGGCGGCGCAGATGGACGCATACCCAACGGCACAGCCGAATTTGGGTCACGGGGATTATAAAGATAAAATCCGTTTTCGCCATCTACTCGGCTA